TGTTGATTTCATCAGCATATTCATATCCATCAGCCATGATTGCTTTCTTCAAAGCGATGCTATCATCTCGCCATTTCATGTATAGAGTTTCATTTCCGCGTTTCATGAACTCGCCAACGATTGCGGTGCATATATGACTTTTACCGGATCCAACTTGTCCACCAGCGAAGAACCAATTACCTATTGGATCATCAATGAATCGCAATGCTGAATCTCTCATGTGACTTTGCCAGGGATAAGTTGCTTTGAATTTATCGAATGTATAATCATCCATTACCATTTCAAGTCCACTCTTCTTAATGATTTTTTGGCTTTTTCGAACTGGCATACATTCACATTCTTTCAATGCCTGGTATCCTTCATTCAATATCATGATGAAGCCTTTGTTTTTACATAATCTGCACTCATATCCTTTTAAATAGCCTTCTGATTCGTTATAGCTATTGACTTGAAATTGATCATAATCTCGTGGTTGTGATTCCCCAGTCTGATTTGTTATTGTTTTTTCCATCAGTTTTTTTATTGGCTGCACTATGATCACCTCTCTTTACTGGAAATACTCCTAACCAACTATTCAATATACTTTGATTGATACAATCGATTATGTTTTCACCTGACTCTTCAAGTTCTACCAATCCTTTTATCAATAACTCTTTTGCGCGATCAGTAAGTGGCTTTTTCATTTGCTTTCGCATCTTCTCAAAATTCTTTAATGCTTCAAGAAGCTGGTTATTATCCTTTGCGAAATTTTCAAAAACACCTATATTCTTTTTCTTTTCTTTATCTACTTCTTTATCTATTTCTATATCTATATCTGTGTATGGACTGTCCGAGACATGTCCTTGACATGATTTGACATTTTCAAGAAGTAGTTTTTGTTTTTGCCTAGTTTCTCTTTTCTTATCTCTGTGGTATTCCCTGATTGATTCCAACGCTGCTTGGTTCTGATATTTTTCCCAGTTTGATATCATGATGAAATTATTAACAATCTCAATCATTTCGAAATTTACGAAAATACTGAGTGCTAATCGAATCGTTGATATAGGTCGATCAAATTCAGTTGCAAGCATTTCATCTGTATATGGAATATCTTTTGAAAAATAAATTATTCCATTATTATTTGAATTTCCTGCTAAGCATAATATTTGAAACCAAATAACGATTACAGCATCGCCTTCAGGCATCTTTCTGATTTGCTTTATTTTTCGATTGTCAAATAAATCAGATGCAAGCTTTATCCACTTAACTTCTGCCATAACTTCTTCCTTTCTTTGTTTAAATGCGTTTTAAGGCAGTTGCAACCACCTTTAAATCGATTATTCAGCGTTGATGATAGAAATACCCATCATATCTTCAATTGACATGCCATAGAGTTTTGACAGTATTGATAATTGAGTTGGTGTTGGCATACACACTCCATTTTCGATTTTCGATAATAAACTCTTATCAAATCGATGATCTAACTTTTTTAATTCCTTGATGACATCGTCACCTTTTAATCCTGATTCATTTCTTGCCATCTTCAACTTGTTTGTAAATGATATTTGATTGTCATGTACTCCAAGTATCCGGTTAACTTTTCTCAATGGCCTAAAAGTATGCTTTCCACGATTTGATACTTCTTCTTTAAAGTTTCTTATTTCATCACGATCATTCGTTCTGTAATAACCGGCTTGTTTGCAAGTCGATACAATAACTAAATCATCGCCATTATCCTGTTGTCTTAACTTAGTAACTGTTGCTCTAACATTGCGTTCATCCATACCCCAAAGTTCACATAGTTCTAATTTTGAAATCGCATTCTCTTTACCTATTGGAATTGATTCATAGTATTTATCCATTGTATTCACCCCTTCTTTCTCATTTTTTCAAGCTTCTTACGCTTTTCTTCATTAGTGGATCTTGTGTATATCCTTGTTGTTTCTAATGAGCTATGACCTAGAATGTCGGCTAGCTCTAAAGCGTTGTTGTATTCTTCCATGAACTCTTTTGCGAATAAATGTCTAAAGCTATGCGCATGAACCTTATCCTTATTAACTTTTGCAGCTCCTGCTATTCGCTTCATCTTTCGCCATATTGTTGAATCATTTAATGTGAATATCTTTCCTTCAGTGATTCGATGATCTCGACAATATTTTCTAAGCTCCCTGGCTAACTCTTGAGTGAGTATTACATCTCTGTCTTTTCCTTTATTTCTTACATGGATGTAAAACTTTTTAATGTCATCGACTGTGAAGTATCTTAGCTCACTGATTCGAATACCTGTTGTTGCTATGATTTTCATGATCATGTAGATATCTTCATGTCCTAGCTTTTTTGAAAACCTTAATAATCGTTTGTAATCGGATGTGTTGATGATGTTATCAAGACTGCTCTTCTGTTGCATCTTCAACTTCTTAACTTTCATATCGCTTAATTCCAACCAATGTAGAAACTTGTTAACTGCCACGATGTATGAATTGATGCTTGTTGGTTCATAATCACCATTAGTAATGTTTTTCTTATAATTCAGTACATCGTCTTTGGTGATGTCGTTCTCATGATCTATCGAATCAATGAACTTATTAACATCTGCTCTGTATTTGTTTAAAGTTCTTTCAGCTTTCTCTTGATACTTCAGTTCGATGATGAATTCATCCAGCTTTTGTTTTAGCTCTGTCTTTTTCATCAACACACCTCGTTTTCAAGTAGTCATTGGCCAATGCAATTGCAACTATCTTCCAATCAATTTCTTTTGTTGATTGTTCGTGAGTTACAGTACGGTTGCCTATTTTACTCATATGTTTCACCACTTAGTACAAAGTATCCAAAGAGTATAATTAGTAGAATTGGAACTATCATTTCTATAAATGTGTTGCAACCATCAATGACAAATGCCATAAAAAAAATAATTATGAATGAAATTGTTCTGAACAAGATTGTCGGTTTATACCATTTCCCATTGAACTTAATCATCAAAATCACTCCTTAATATCGCTTAAAGCGATATGTTGACCAAAAAAAATATGTTCTGTTTCAAGTCCATAAAATTGTGCTAGTCTTATTGCTTCAGGATATCCAGGAACTGTTTTTCCGGCTTCCCAATTTAATATTGTTCTTCCAGTAACCCCCATGTAATCAGCAACTTCGTTTACTTTTTTGTGAGCGTTAACTCTAGCAGCCTTTAAGCTAATCGTAAATTTTGGCATATCTTACCTCCCATTGACTAAATTATATTACTTTAAGCGATATTGTCAACGCTAAAAGTGAAATATATTTATTTTTTTGTGTTGTTATTTTCGCTTAAAAGAATATAATATTTTATAAGAGGTGATAAAGGTGAATCGTAACAAAGAAGTATTTGCACGCAACTTAAGTAAATTGATTAAAATGCGTAATATCACTCAAATGGATTTAGTTAACGATTTAGGTGTTAGCCAAGCTACAGTATCTGAATGGATCAATGCAAAGAAATATCCAAGAATTGATAGATTGCAACAATTGGCTGATTACTTTAACGTTTATAAGTCCGAACTAACAGAAGATAGAAGTTATTATAAAGAGTCCTATGGAATAAGAATTCCTGTTTTAGGAACTGTGCCTTGTGGCGTTCCAATAAGTGCAATCGAAGATATCATTGACTATGAAGAAATTTCTGAAAATATGTTATCTAAAGGTGTACATTTTGGATTGATAGCGAAAGGCGATTCAATGGATCCTTTAATATTAAATGGAGATACATTGATTATTCGACAACAGCAACACATTGAAACAGGACAGATTGCTGTAATTAAAGTGAATGGTGATGAAGCTACGTGTAAAAAAGTTATAAAAAAAGAAGATGGAATAACATTAGTTCCAATCAATAATTTGTTTAATACAGTTGAATACAATATTGAGCAAATTCATAAATTACCAATTTCAATCATTGGTAGAGTTGTCGAAATACGTAGAAGTCTATAGGTGATAATATGAAAGTTGCAATTTATGCACGTTACTCAAGTGATAATCAAAGGCAAGAATCAATTGATGCTCAATTAAGAGCTGCTAAAGATTTTTGTGATAAGAATGATCATGAAATCGTTCGAATATACCAGGATGAAGCATTAAGCGCTACAACTGACCAACGTGATCAATTCTTACAAATGATAGATGATTCAAAACATGGATGGTTCAATGGAGTAGTAGTTCATAAGCTTGATCGTTTTGCACGTAATCGATATGACAGTGCTTTTTATAAACGTGAATTGAAGATAAATGGTGTTCGTATTATATCGATACTTGAACAGTTGGATGATAGCCCTGAAGCGGTTATTCTAGAATCTGTTTTAGAAGGTATGGCTGAATACTATTCAAAGAATCTTTCTCGTGAAGTTCGTAAAGGTATGAATGAAAATGCTTTAAAGGGAATTCATAATGGTGGAACTCCTCCACTTGGATTCAATGTGAATCCGGATAAGACATATTCCATCAATGAAACAGAAGCTCAAGCTGTACGCATGATTTTTGATATGTATGCTAAAGGCTTTGGATATATGATGATAGCGAATACTTTAAATGAACAAGGTTATAAGACTAAGCGTGGATCAATGTTTGGTAAGAATAGCATTGCTGAAATATTGAGAAATGAAAAGTATCTTGGAAGATACGTTTTTAATAAACGCTTATCTAAGAAATCAGGAAATAGACAATTTAAGAGTGATGATCAAATCACCAGGATTGATGATGCTTTACCTCGCATCATTTCTAATGAGATATGGGATAAAGTTCACACTAAGATGAATAGCCAACTGAAGCCTCGTATGAACGCTACACGAGTCTATTTATTAACCGGTCATCTTGAATGCGGATTATGTGGATCTAACTATGTCGGTGCATCCTATGTAAGAGGTCGTAATGGTGAAAAGTATTATATCTATGCTTGTACCAATCGAGATACCAAGAATGGATGTAAGAATAAAAACATTCGAGCGGATAAGCTAGAGAAGTATGTAATCGATTTTATTAAACGTGAATTACTAAGTGATGATGCCATCGAAAGATTATCACTTATGGTTTATGATATCGTCAATGATGCGGTTAATATCAATAAAGATTTAGCTGCAGATCTCATAAAAAAAAGAGACTTGTTAAAGTCTCAAATTGATAAGCTATTTGATTTATATTTAGATGGTGGAATTGATAAGAGTGTTATTGTTGAAAGAACCAATCGTATGAAAGAAGAAGCCGAACAATATGATACTCGGCTCAATGAATTAAACGTTAGTGATTTTGAAGATCTAGAACAAGAACGAATTAAACGTTATATGTTAGATATGCGTAATAAACTTGATGATGCGGATGATAATGTTAAGAAGGTAATTATCGAAGCAATGATTGATAAAATCATTATCTATCCGGATGATGTAAAAGTAATCTTTAAGATTGATCCACTTGGAAAGCGCTCTACAAGCGCATCTAACCTGACACAAGGTAAGGTTGGTGGAGGTGAACCGTACTTGGTATTACCTTTTGTATTTACTAAAGTAGAAATATATCAATACTGTTAATGTAAAAGAGGCTTTTGACCTCTTTTTTCTTTTCATTATTTATTAGTTAATTTGCGTTCAATAGGTTTGATAACTGATTCAAATGTTCCAATTGCTGCGAACAAAACTGCTGCCACATTGAATGCTGCCAACACCAAACCATCCAATGTGAAGTCTTTATAAAATAGCAATCGAACAGCGAATGTCACCACAACTGCAGCAACCAAAGCGATATACTTTGGATCGATTTTGGTTAAGTAATATTTAACCAATTCCGTTACGAATGTTACAAACGCAACGCTTCCGGCAAATGTGGCCAAAAACTCCCATGTTAAGAATTCATTCATTTTGATTCTCCTTTCACCCTTACGGATATATCGTGAACTGGTAGATCCTCAAGCTCTTCCATGAGCGCTGGGATTGTCCCATTACCACCAAGATTTAATGTTTAAAAAGCGTTAATATAATCGATATAAGCGAAGTTAAGATTGTTCCAATAATCAATCTAGTTGCCCATGTTTGACTATCTTCAAGTTTACTTATACGTTCATCGTTGTAATCAAATCGTTGATCTATAGCATTGTGTAACTCTTTATCAATTCGAGGTTGATATTCAATTTGCTGTTTAATACCTGCTATATCTTCTTTGATTTTATTAGTTGACTCAGTTAAACTATCTAATTTATCGAGTATCTGTTTGTTCTGACTAGGTATCTCTGTCATAATTTCCCACCCAACGTCATTTGACGCTCTTGATCCACTTGAGTGAATTCTTGTTTCCATACTTCACACCAACTCCATTGCCTGTAATTTTAGCAATTTTAGAAGCTTCAACTTCAGCTTCTTGAAGTGTTTTATATGCACCTGTCTGAACAAAGTAATAATCATCAGCAGGAATAGTAGGAACGTTTGGAACATCGTTCTTTGCTTTTAAATCAAATATATTTACTAAGCTTCTTCCAATCCTTTGGCCTATCTTATTGATATTATCCAGGATCCAAGTAGAACCAACATCACTGTCATGAAACTCTATTTCGATTAAATTAGCCGGTACAATTACACCACGTAATTCATGATTCCAATCTCTACCATCACTTTGTTTTTTCCACTGAGCGCCACGATCAGATTCTCTATTGTTAGTAGGTGTGATTGTTGCAAAATCTCTATTAAGTTTTTCAGCATAGTTCTTTGAATTTGCTTTAATAACTGCACTGTGATTAACTCCAACTTGATAGAATGTTTCGCAACCTAATCCACCACCAGCATTTGAATGAAGCGCTAGATAGTAGTCAACCTTTAATTGATTCGCTTGTTGAATTCGTTTATAAGTATCTAAATCAATAGATCCTCGAATTACTTCAACATCGTATCTAGATAGAAAGTCAACTAATGCATCTGTTACATTATTCATAACTTGTTCTTCATTGTGTTTTTTATCCCAATACATATTGTGTGGTTGTGTTGATGGTGATAAGTAAATTTTAATCATGGATTACTACCTCACTTCCTTAGCTATTGCTTTCTTTCCATGTTGAACCTGTATATGCTTTAACGATTTCTTCAAGCCATGCACCTGTTTTATAGACTTTTAAAGGCTTTACAACCCATGAGCTACCATTCCAAACCTTTACATTTCCACCTGTTTCATACGTAACTTCGAATCGCAAGTATTTATCAGTTAATGAATTTGTTGGAGTAAATATTAATGGCGGAGAACTTTGACTTGCATCGTTATAATCAATAATTTCACCTGATACAGGCTGCCAATAATGGAAGGCTAATTTTCGATTAGATTGATTTGAAACTCTACTAAATCCGATCCATAGTTCTGTACCTGCCGGTATAAATGTTCTCGGAAGATTGATAGTATATATGCTGAATGATCCTCCAGGGAAATAAGTCCAGTAATATCCTTCCCATGTTGTTTTCGCTTCAGATTGTGCAATTATAGCTCCGGTTGCCCTATTTCTAATAATTGCCCATACAATTGGACTATCAGATGAATCATAGTGTGCAATTGGTAATTTAATTTTAGTAACATATCCGCCTTCAGGCATTACCGCTCTACAATATACATTGGCGTAATATGGAATGCTACCCCACGCATAACCTGTACTCGCTCCGGATGGAGCAGTATTTGGACTACCAAATTTTTTTTCTGTTGCCATATCATCACAGCCTAATTTGTATCAATCCAAACATCGCCGATTGCTGGTGATGTTGGAGCTGATATTCCAACCGTTATTTTCTTACCGCCAACTTTTAATGAATCTGCAGCTTGAGCTGTTGATCCAAGTTTTCCATTCAATTGATCTTGAACTGGTGAAGTAACTCCTGATAAATATTCGAGTTCTGATAATGTAACAGCACTAACCGCTACTTTACCATCAGGATTTGATACTAATGCTCTATTTATTGTAAGGTTACTTGAAACAATGGTTGATGCAGCACCGTTAATTGTTGCTTGTTTCGCGTTGATCTGTGTCTGTAGTGGTGATGTAACACCGGACAAATAACCAAGTTCTGTGTCAGTCACTGCACTAACCGCTACTTTACCTAAAACATTTGATACTAACGCTCTATTGTTTGTAAGGTTACTTGAAACAATGGTTGATGCAGCACCATAGATGGTTGCTTGCTTTGCGTTGATCTGTGCTTGGAGTGGTGAAGTAACTCCTGATAAATAACTAAGCTCTGTATCTGTGACTGATGATACTGAAAGCTTTCCACTTTCATCAGATTTAATAACTCTTAATGGTGCTAAATAAGGTGTTGTTGTAATTGTTGAAGAAACATAACCACAAACATCTATATCAGTTCTTGTGTCGGTGATCATCCCAGTTGTTAGTGTACTTGTACCACTTGCGATAGTGATTAAAGCAAGTGACAGTTCATACATATTTGCATCCCTGGTAACTTCCGGTACGACTGGTGATGATGAAGCTGTTCCTTGCTTCCTTACAATAGTCATCTCACGATTAGCAAAGTGCAGTCTTACAACATATCGATCAATTCGATTTAATACTGCTTCAGATGGTATAGTTTCAATGTAATCAGCATCGTTAACTAAGATGTAACCATTGATCCACGCTTTACCTTCTTTTATTTTTACATCCATTCCGCTTTCGACTTGGATTTGTAAACATGAAGCAGGTTCACTAAATACACCATTACCAATGAATGATGCAAAATACTCAGCAAATCTATTCGCATCGTATAGGCGATCGCCAGCGACACTATTGAAGAATCCACTTCTAATCATTTTTCAATCACACCTTTCTTTTTTATGATTTCCAGCGACCAATTGCAATCGCTGATATTTTACACTCAGCACCGCCTGCACGAGTAAATGCATCAATTCCGCCCCATGATGTACCTTAACTGGATAATACATCGCTTAATGATTGCATTGATTTGCCAAATGTTGGTACAACTTGCATTCCGTTTTCATCGTATACTTCAATAATTCCTGTGATTTGAACATTAATTCTTTTACCCCATTTACTGTTTTCAATCGTTACGATATCGCCCAGGTCATAGTCTTGTTTATAATTCAATGTTCCGGATGTTAACACATTACCTTCAAAGTATTCAACTCTTGGAGCTAGTGATTCAACTCCCTTTTGAGCTAACATCGCATAGTATTCAGGTTCAGTGATTTCATCTTCCATCCTGATTTCTGTTGCATTGACGAATATTTCATAGCGATCAAATGAACTCGCTGATCCAACGACTACCATCTTACGATCAATACCTTCACCTTCGCCACCAACCAACGCAACATTTGAATAAGACAAATCACTGGTTTGATATATGGATGCTTGAAGGTTGTCATAATCGTTACTGAATATTGCATGTGGATTTATAGACTGTTCAATTGATCGATTCAATGCTTTGTATGTTTCGAATACTAGCTTCTTTGTTTCAGGCTCGAATCGAACTCGATATCCAATTCCACTTGTTTCTGATAACCCTTGTAAAGTAACTAATAGATTTCTATATGAAACTTGAAACGATACCGATTCGATAAAACCATTTAATGCTCCAAGTTCTAAATTTGGTATATTGCGATCACTTATACTAGAAGCAATTGCGTTATTATACACAAGCGTTCTCATTGCATTTTCAAAGGTTGTATTTAAAACGGTTGTTTCAAATATTATTCTTCGGCCAAGTATTGATGATCCAAACCTACCAACGACTTTAATGAACTCACCTTGTTCAGATTGTTCAATTGATAACTTTTCAATGACTCCAAATTCGACTGAATCATTTTTAGTAATGATGTATTGCTTTTGTAATAGAATAATTTCTAAATCATTAGCCGGTGCATGAATTTCAAAGTCACCAGCTGTGTAGTATTTTCGATTCCAAATTACAGCGGTAGCAGTGTCAATGATTCCGACTAAATCAAAATTGGTGTTGTAAATATTTAACTCCATTGATTACACCCCACTGTATTTCACTCGATACTCTACCTCTATCAATAATGAAGCTGAACCACTTTCAGCAGTTCCATAAAGAATATTATCGCCTTCTTTAAGTTGAATGAATTTAGATCCAATTACGATGGTGTTAAAGATATTCGTAATTTCACCACCACGATTTAATTCAATTCGCTTTTGGCCAATCTCTGTATTGATGGTTATGACATCACCTGAAATCATCGATGTGTTTAATTCAATGAATTCAAGCGTTTGTGTATTGATAAGTTTCGGCTTTACTACATCACCGATCGCTCTTAATCGAATAATCATACCAATAGGAATATCACCATTATTTACGACATTTACTTCTTGTGAAGTCTGTAGTGTGCCAAGTTGGATTCCTGTTGAAGCTAGTTCAAGAGGAAATGAGAATTGACCTTCAATGGATGAAATATCAGTAACAATTTGATCCATATCTTCAAAGTATGGTTTTGGACATATCAATGAGATCATAGCCATCACAGGTCTGCTCATTGGTGGCACATCTACTGTTTCGACATAAGCTTCTATTTTAGCTTCGATTAAATCGCTATAATAGTATAACGTTACCTTGCGTTTGATTTTGAATATGTCATACAAGCGAAGTCGATTAAATTCAATATCACCACGTAATTGAAGCGAAATAACTATATTTCGTTGATTCACTACTGAGCTTATAAATGTTGAACCATCAAAGTTAGCGATACTGCTAGTTTGAATATTGGCATTCGGTGGACTTATACCAATGATATTTGATAAGGCATAATTAGAATCATCACCTATAATCAGTGATTGATTACGCTCGTTAATAACCTTTATCTCTTTCATTTAACTACCTCTAAAGCCAACGTTTGACTTGCGATTCTAGTTTGACGATAAACTTCATAAGCGTTAACTGGTTTATTTGAATAGATATTTTGAACAAAATTAACGTTTGAGCCAGTTGCAACTGCTCTATTTCCGTTGATTGCACCTAACGCAATATTTCCACCCAACGATGTTGGAATAGCGCCTTGAATGTCTTTATTAACGGATTTCATTTCATCCGCAAATCCAACACCTAAACCTTGAGCCATATATTCACCGATACCAGCGAATACTTTAGATGGTGATCTAATACCAAGTAGATCTTTAATGCCATCGAGTATGCCAGTAAAGAATCCGCTTACTTTATCCGCAATCCAATCACCCATTCCAGTAATACCATCCCATACACCTTCTACGATGTTTTTACCGATATCACTGAACCATTTCCCAACATTCTTTAATGTATTAGGAATTGTTTCAGTGAAAAATTTAACAATTTTATCAACCGATTTACCGATGAAATCAACAATACCAGCAAATATTTTTTGAATAGCTTCTCTAAAATCTTCATTTGTTGTCCAAAGAAACATAATACCTGCAACAAGTGCGGCGATTAAAGTAATAATTATTCCAATTGGATTAGCTGCCATTACTACATTCAATAAAGCTTGAGCAACCGTTGCTCCTTCATTTGCTTTTTGAAATGTTTTAATAGCACCAACTAAACTGGTTACTATGCTTACAACGTTCCACGCTAATAATCCAGTAGCAATTCCACCAATTGTAGAAATAATCAATGGCCCATTATCGATTGTAAAAGTAATGAATCCTTTTATGCTATCGACAATCCCAGGCATATTTTCTTTAAGCTCATCAACAAGTTCATTGATGACTGGCATTAAATCAGCCAATGCACCGTTAATTAAGCCTTTAGTTGATGCTTCCAATACCTGCATATTGTCATCAAATTGACCTAATGCATTAACTGCATCATCACCAACTACAGCACCAACTGTATGTGCTTCTGTTGATAATCGGTTTAACTCATCTGAACCAGCTTTAATTAAAGGATTAAGTTCAACCGCAGACTTTCCGAGTAGTGTCATAGCTAATGAATCACGTTCTGTTTCATTCGTAACTCTACCAAGAGCATCAATAACTTCATACCAAACATCTTTATTGTTTCGAAGCGTACCATCTGCATTTGTTATCTGAACACCGAGTTTTTGATATGCTTCCGATTGATCGTTCAGTTTACCGGTTGCCATTGCATCCCTTGCAGTATCCATACTACGTGTTAACTTGTTCATGGATCCTGTCATCGTTTCAACGGATACATCGACAAAACGAGCTGCATAATCAAGCTCTTGAAGTTGTTGAACTGATATACCAGTTTTATTTGATAACGTAATAACATCATCTGCAAACTTTCCAGCATCGGTTGCAAGTTTAAAGATTGCAGCACCGGCTGCGACTGCAGCTGCGGTAACAGCAGCAAGCGCCTTTTTAGCAAAGTCATTCATTGAAGTAGATAACTCTTCAGTTTTCTTCTTCAACTCTTCTTGCTTTTGCTTGGTTTCTTCTGTCTTATTTTTGACATTATCAAGAGCAGTTTTATTTTGATCAAGTTCGAGTTTATTTTTATTCAATGATGCGGTTTCGTTGTTAATCTTAACTTCAAGGTCTTGAGCTGCTTTAGAAGTAGCGCCTTTTTCTTCCACTATCTTCTTATATTCTTCTTTTAAAGCAGTAACCTTTTGTTCCTGGATATCAACAACTGTATTTAATTGAGTTATCTTCGCACTTAATCCATCTGCGCTTTTAGTCCAATCACCCATTCCAGCAGCTGCAGCTTTAAATTCTGAATCAGCAACACGAATAAGCCGGTTTGCTTCAGTTAAACCAGTTTTTAGATCTGTTATGTCTAGCGACCACTTACCGCCTATAACTTCTTCATTTGCCATGTACTGTCACCTGCCTTTTTAGAACCAAGATACTTCATCTGCATATACTTTTTTTCTAATTTTTTTAGGCTGATCAGGTTTCCCTTTTTTGCCTTTTCTAGTTAATCGATTGATTAACAATATGACTTCATTCGCATCTGTTTCTCTGATAATAAACGGATTCAATGAAGTAAACACGTTACATAACGTGATAATAGTATCGAATAATATTTCAGATAACGGTGAAGCTGAATAATCAACCTCACCGTCTACACGTTTTTTTCTTCCGTTCCCTCAATATTCTTGACGATGTTGGTTATTTGTTTGAAGCAGTTCGTGATGTCTTTAATATCAGCCATGCGCAATAACTCATCCGTCAAAGATGGAAAGACTGATTGAATAAGTTTACCCATCGCCTTTGTTTGTTCTTTTTCAGACTTCTTTTCTGATGATTCCATCAATTCGATTGAATCTTCAAGAACACCCCAACGGACTCTACTTGTTTCAAATTCAGCAATGACTTCATTTTCGTCATTGTATATTTTAAGATTGATAAGCTTACTCATTTTCTAATCCTCCATTAAGGTGCTTTTGTAATCACTGCTAAATTTTCAGGTGTAACGACTTGCGCAAACCAATCAGAAACATCTGCTTTTGCATCACGTTCATCAACCACAATTTGTTTACTAGGATATTTCTTAGTATCAGGCATTGTGAATTTGAACTTCGTTGTAATACCTGTGTAAATCAATTGATGATTTGATGTATCAGTGGTGTTGTCTTTTGACTTGGCCGATTCTTCATTCTGAAGGAATGTTCCCTTGTGTCGCCATACATAGCGATAAGTTCCATCCGTGAAAAGCAAACGATATCCAATCGCAAAGTATTTTGTTTTAGTGACACCGACATCTAATAATGCACCAGTCGATGTATCAACTGTCTTTCCTAGTAAATTAGCTAGAAGAGCAATTGGTAATACTGGTACTGTCAAGGTTACTTCATCGTATCCCTCTGATGTAACAACTAAGAACGCTTGGTTATCGTAATGCTTAACATCTGATGCTCTATCTGTTTTAACAGCTATTTCACCAGCTGGAGCTAATACGAATGGTGTTCCAGTCGTGAAACCGGTCGCATCATCTTTTGTTATTTCAGCTGCATAGAGAGAATCAAACCCCTGGTATTCTTCATAAACATAAGGATTTACTGACATATTTTTAATTCCTTTCTGTATAGATGTAGTTCATGAGCCATCCATAATGCTCGTTTTCATAGCTGTAATCTTGTCCATTACCAGATCGTATAAATCCAGCTTGTTTTAGCTTTATATATATTTGATTTGGAACGGTATTGATCAAGCTCATTTTCTTTGAATAAAATATAAGATTAATGTACGTGTGAGTAGTCTTAGGTTCATTATCGTAGAATCTGTCATCTTGTGAATCAGGAATCGAATAAGTAATAAATGATTCAGGAAGTGGATCATTATCTGCGTATGAACCCTGGAGGCGAACATCGTAATTCAACGATTTTAAAGCATCAATCAATGTATCTCTAACATTCATTTTTTAAGTTCCTCCAAGATCTCACTAAGCACATTTTTTTGTATCTTCTTTGCTTTTGGTTGATTGCGTTTTATAGCCGGTTGAATGAATGGTGTAGCTTTTTGTTTAGGTGTTCCGTACTCAAGGAATAAAGCCGGTAATCCACCTTTGCTCATATCAAATCCAACTTTCAACGTTACACGATTTCCTTCCCAAACAATATTTTTAGGATCTAGAAGTGAACTTTCTGTTAACCCACTCTTTCGATGCTTTTTAATACCTACTTTTAAATCTTCATAGAATGGTGTTGCACTTTCAGTCAAAGCCTTTTCAGCAGCTTTATCTATTTGGCCACCAGCCTTTTTGATATTTTCTAGTATTGTATTAAAACCAGTTAAATCGAGCTTCATTGAATTTTTGCCCATCACGCACCACCAGTAACCTTTTTAACTTTAAACATCAAATATTGATTTCTCATTTCGATGTTTTCAGGATCACTAATTATTTCCCATATGCTATTGTCCAATAACAATACCAATCGGCAATTTGCTTTGATATCAGGTCGATACCATGTAACGATTGAAGCAGTATTCATGATTGTCAATAATCCGTTGTTCACTGATTCTGTGCCACCGTATGTCTTAAAATTACAGAATAATTGAGGATCGTTTGGAGCATCAACATAACTGATTTCTTTCGCTCCACTCACCATCGTTTCAACTCTTACTTGTAACTTGACTGGTGTTGTCATGTTCGATGCTTCTTTAGGTGTGAACATTAAACCACCTCAGTAATGGTTGCTGTTTTAGCTGCTAGTTGAATCACTCTCATTTTGAAATAGTTACTGAAATCAACTGTACCGCTCTCTAGCTTCCATAGATCATTGACACCACGACTTATAACACCAACGGAAGCATCGCTATCAATTATTGATTTTTGGACACCAGCATCAAGCATAAAATCCTTCACGTCTTTTATATATCCTTTGATGGTTTTGTCTTGATAAATACCGGTTACACCGATTCTATCTTTAACCAGGCTTAATAGTTCTGCTTCCGTCATATGTTATTTACTCCTTTGTTTAAATTAAACTAAAACTTAACCTGCTACAGGTGCTGCGCCTTTTTTAACGATGATGACACCCTTTGGATCAAGCAACTTACCATCAACAACCATGATTGCTTTATCAACCCATTGGTTTTTATCTTCATCAAAATAACGCTTCATGGTTAACTCTAAATTAGAGTTGATACCGTAATCATTAGGATTGAAGTAGATTGCAACGATGTCGCCTTCTGCTGCAGTTTCATAATCAGCTACGATATCCGGTTCAACTAATAGAACTTCTCTACCAGCGAAACGTTCTTGGATTGCATCGGTAATGTTGTAATTAGCACGTGCAATTGGTTGTTTGTTATCATCAACCATTCCATCAATTTGGCCTTCCCAAGTAGAAGCAGCCATTATGAGAATTCCACCTGAACGATATGCTAGAGGAATCTTAGCAAATACATTTTTCTTCCAAGCTGTCCAAGTTGAGAAATCAGCTTGAGGGATTGTAACTTTTTGACCGCTTGCAACAGCTGTGTCAATAGTAATACCTAATGGTTTACCACTACCATCACCAACAACAATTGCTGCATCAAGTGCATACATCATTGCTTCAAGGATTAAGTCTTTAATTGTTTCTTCAAATACTGGAAGAGAAGTAATATTTACGATTAGAGATGTAGCAACCTTACATTCCAAACCATAATAGTTGAATGTAACAGCTGTACTTGCTGTAACCTTTTTACGTTCTGAAGCAGTCGCTTCACTAATCCAAGATGCAACTGGTTTTAAAGATAAGATTGGGAAGCTTACCCCACCGGCTACGTTTAATTTACGTACACGTGAGAATAGTTGGCCACGCACCTTTAATTCTTTGATGATTTCATTCATCACTGTTGTAGGAATAACTTTTGCAGCATCAATAACAGTAGTCACTTCATCAGCACGATTTTCCCATTCACCTGTTTGAGCGAACTTCATGAAAGCTTTACGATATTCAATTGTGTCAAATGGATCTACATCATTTGATCTTGTGTTTTGGTTGTTTAATCCAAATGTACCCATTGGATTAAATCCACCAGGTTGGTTAGATGCACTTGCTTCAGCTGCTGTAATCATTGAACGAACTTCTTCAATTTCGCTATTTAACGAGGTTAATTCAGCGTTAATTGAACGTAATTCAGCAACATCTTCAGATACACCAGCTTTAGTTGTTAACTCTGCTTTGCGAGCTTCCTTAGCGGATAATAATTTTTTTAATTTTTCGATCAACATTTTAGTTTCCTCCTAATATTTTGGATCTTAATTTTTCAACTTCTAAGCTTTGTCTACTTACGTTATCCAACGCAGCACGAGCATTCTCCAATGCTTTCAAATCACTATCCAGCGATCTCGCTTCACGTGCATCTATGTCTGTGCCTTCGTAAGCTGGGAAATTAACCGCGCTCACTTCAAACACTTTAGCGACTTTAAGTATTCTTCTTGTAGGCATATCGGAATCAAGGTTTTCCCACTTCTGTTCTTTGATTCTGAACATGAAGCTCATGCCTTTTATATCACCTCGTCCAACAGCGGAATATAATGCTCTTGCTTCATAGTGATTTTCAATGTCGACCAACGAATTCATCGAAACACCTTGTTCATCAGTTGTGATAGTCATTGTGCTACTTCCGTTGTTTCTTCGACTTCTAGCAAGTGGAATCTTATCAATGTTGTGATTGATGAAGAATAAAACATCTGAGAAGTCTGTTTCATCGAATGCTCCACGTTCAATAATTTCATTGAACACGCCTGCAATATTAGTCATCTGACCATACACAGCTGGTCGACCAACAATTCTTCTTTCTTCGCCTTCTTCTTCAGCTCTAAATTCCGCTTCGAAGTAACGTTCACGTGCGATTAAATCTGTAACTGGCAAGCTATTTTTCTTGTTTGGCATGGTCACTGCCTCCTTCCGCTTTAGCCTTATTCATTTGATACTGACTAGCTATTTTCACATCAACATAATTTAATGACATTAGTCTTACATCGCCACCTGGATATGGTGGATAACCGAATAAATCAAGTAACTGATTATTGGTTAATGCTCCACGATTGCCAAGAATGTCAGCAATTGCAACTTTCTTTGATGTATTTGTGAATAGTAGTTTGTTTGGATAAAACACGATTTCATTGTTGAAGTTCAACTCACCTTTAGAAAATAATGTTTTAGTGAAACACTGACCAAGTGACAATATCAATGGTTCAAGTGTTTTCTCATAAAATGCCTGGTATTGTTCATCAGTGAAATCACCGGTTAAGATTGGAATTGAAACTCCGTAATTTCTAAGTATTTTAGAATCAATGAATTCCAATGTATCAGGATCCACCATTTTTGGATCAGGCTTTAATGGTATGTAATCACTCTTTAAATCAATCGGTAATATCGCACTCTTATTCTTAGATATGGCTTCTTCAAATTTTTTGATTTCAGTTTCTTGTGATTCAGTATCAACGAATGTATTGATCTTCAATAATCCGTTTATCTGCATAGAATATTGAATTGATTTTGTTACGCTATCTAATAATGAATGGTTTATTTGAACCGTCTTTAGTAAGCCTAATGTGTCAGGTTGTCCTGATTCATTACCACCCATAAATTCATTAACTGAGAATCGATACCGCCAATGAATTACACGATCATATGGAAGTGTGTATTTAATTCCGTTTCTGAACTGCATTTCAACATACAATTTTCCGGATGAATCTTGAATGAACGTAACTACTGTAGGTTGCAACGGATAGATTGCTTTGATTGAACCTGTAATCATATCCGTTTCAGGATACATAAACACGTTGTAATTCAAGTACAGCAACCACGT